TTAATCATTGGCCGATCCATTTTGCTGTCTCCTACCTTAAATACCAAGCTTTTGTATCCCGCCAACGCTCAGTTAAACTGCTCGACATCTTGATCATCATCTTGATCACTAGCACAAGCGGTTGTTGCGCCAGCTAACAAAACAATGAGTAAGACGGCAACTATCTTTTTCAGCATGATGACTCACATCCTTTACTTGATATGCGATACAAGCCCCACTCTCCGGCTTGCACGGGGACGCCGCTTGCGTGGGTAAAGGGACTATAGTCCCAGAAGTTGCTTCTTTTTAGCATTGAACTCTTGTTCATTGATAATGCCATCATCTAAAAGAGACTTATATTTTCTAAGTTCATCTGGAGTATCCAACTTTGAAAATGATTGAACGCTTGTTGATGGGGATAACTTGATGTCCATAATCAATTCGTTTATCAGGTCTGATGCTTTTCTAAAGTCATCGAATAAATTGCTGTTTAAAGATATTGTGTTTGGAGATTTAGCAGGATCAGTTTTTGAGTCAGTAGACCAATAATTTCGTGGTAGATTTTGAACTCCTCCTGCTGCTACTTCAAAGTATCCAGTCAATAAATGAGTATCAACTTCGACGTTTGTGATGTTTGCAATCGGCATTTTAAATCGGTTCTGGCCGACAAAATGACCGGTCATAAAGCCTGACTTGAAAATGTAAAGATATGACCTTGTCACAATCAAATATTCTTTGAATGCGCCTTTAAGAGCTATAAGTACCTCCTCGTTAGATTCCCAGTCGCGAGCTATGGCTATCTGCAACTTGCCAATTTCATTTGGTTGAATTAAAGCGTTGGTTGATAGGTGAAATGACGTTTTGTTTTCGCTTGTTAAATATTCTTTCCCTGAATGGCCACTTTCTAAAATCTCTTTGAATCTATCAATTGTGAGCTGTTGTCCATATTTAGTTGCTTCTAGAGTACTAAAGCCCGCTTGTTTCCAGTGTGGCATGCATACCCAAATACCATCGCTTAGCTCAACCTTCCCAGTAAAAGAGCCAATTTTAATACCATCCACGCCGCAAGTGCAAGCCATATTTCTCCCTCCCAAAAATTCAGCTTTTAACGTCGATCAGGGTTTGGACGTCTATGCAGGGTTCGCCCGTGAGCGAAGAAATTATTTAGACAAGTTAGCAATAGCGTAGTCAGCTTCCGACTGCGTAAACTTTCCTCCATAATCGCTTGTTAATTGATCGTGAATCGCCGCTGGTGACATAGACATCTCTTTTTGATAAGTTTTTGCCGCTTGTAAAGCATTATCGTTGTAATTAACGTTTAAATGTTCGACCGCGTATGTAGATGCTTCTCCGCTAAATTGACCGCCATATTCACTTGTTAGCTGGTCGTATAAGCCACGTTTTGAAAACGGCATAAATTCTAAATACTTTTTAGCGCTTTTTAATGCTGACTTGTATTCAATGGGAACATTGACTTGTTGTTTAGCGTGAGATTCAGATTCAGATGACTCTGCTTCACGAGACCTTGATTCAGACGCGTCTCTTGCGCTGGCAGAAGCATTCTCAGATTCTAACTGTTTATTTTGCCTTGACTGGCTCTCTTCCCTTTTAGACTCTTCTTCATCTTGCCGACTTGATTTGTCTTCTGCGTATTCGCGAGATTGGCTTTCAGCCTTATTGCTTTCGGTATCGTTTTTAATGGCGTCGTCCGCAGCTTTATCGATTTTTGAATCGATTTTTTCGTCACTACTATATGAATAGTGCGTTTCAGTTGAATAATTTCCAATTAAGAAGAATGTGATGAGGAATACCACTACTGATAAGATAGTTAAGCTAACGCTTATTTTAAGCTTTCGCTTGTTTTTTCTGTTTACAACTGAAAGAGTCCCAAAAATGGCTATTAGCAAAATTGATACTATAAATAAAACAAACAGAAATACTTCCAAAATATTCTCCTCCAAATTTCTGAGACCCCACCATAGGTTTGTTTTGATGTTACGTGTCAACCTAAAATATACATTTAGTCGCTTTCGTAAAAGCGCTCAATACATTCAACTGCAGAATCCTCTAACCAGTGCGGTATTGCTAAATCATTCATGAATTGGTCAAGGTTTGCTGATTCTTCTGGGATGTCGGCAAAATACATTGGAACAATAATTGACAGGGCACGTTGGTTGGCGTCATTCTCTGTACGGCTTTTGGTGTATTGATTTGTGTATCGAAGTTTACCGTTATCCCCGTTGAGAATATGTGCACATTCATGCGCTGCTTGAAATGGCAGCTCATTTTCATTAGGCCATTTGTTGTTAAGAATAATTAGGCGAGCTTCTGTATCGACCAAAGGGCCTTGGTCTTCGTGCAAGGGGATAGTGGAGCAGCCTATATTGTGATCCCAAGCATAATCAATCACCTGATTCAACAAGTCCTCTATATGATCATTCATGACGATCACGCTTTTTGTAGCTATTTTTGCGTCGCTCCAGAATAGCTTGAATGATTTCCCAATCGTCTTGACGAACAGGCTGTCCTTGATAGGTAAAGATGTTTGTTCCTGACAGATCAACATGTTTAGAACCTTCATTGTCAGGATTAGGGTTATCCGTATTGCCAAGTAAATAATCCACAGAAACTTGAAGAACATCAGCAACTTTCTGAACATTCTCGGTAGATGGGGTCATCTTTTTCCATCGATAGATGCTGTTAATGCCTATACCTGCTTTCAGAGCTAATTTTTGGAGTGACCACCCTCGATTTGAAGCTAGTGTTTTTATTCTGTCGTAAGTACTCATGAGACGAGTTCTCCCGGTCATGACGAATTATTTATCACAAGTGGTTGACAATTTATCACGTGTGGTTTACTATTAATTCATCAAGTAATTAAGCAAACATCAAGAAGCTTATCAATCCATATCTTTGGCGAGAACGGTGGATAAGTAGATCGTATGTCTTATTTGCTATGCCATTAATTTACCACTCGTGATAAATTAATGCAACTGCTTGATTAATTAATTAAATACAGGAGGTGATTACATGGTAAACGTGCAGCTCAATTGGACTGCTAATCGTAATGACTGGAAAGGCTACTTATTACATTTGAATTTGTCGCAGCTCGACATTGCGAAATTTCTCGGTATCAGTGATCAGGTAATGGCAATTCTGGTTAAAAAGATGACTGACGGCCAGGGATTAACTGCTAATCAAATCGACAAAGACCGTTGGAAGCGAGCTATTGAATACGTCAAATATAAGCAGTCACAGCAAAAGGAGGGATAGCAATGAATGAACTACAGGAATTCAATTTTCAAGGGAACCAGCTTCGAACGGTATTGATTGATAGTGAGCCGTTCTTCGTAGGCAAAGATGCCGCGACAGCAATTGGATATAGCAACACACGAAAGGCCATTCGAGACCATGTTAAAGCCAAGTATCAAAGGGAGGAACGAATCGTTACCCCCTTCGGAACTCAAACGATGACGGTAATCTCCGAACCCGGTCTTTATCAGTTGGCTGGCGAAAGCAAGTTGCCAAGCGCTGGTCCGTTCCAAGATTGGGTATATGAACAAGTCCTCCCATCAATTCGTAAGCATGGTGCGTATATGACGCCTGAAACGATTGAGAAGGCCATCTATAATCCAGACTTCATTATCAATTTGGCAACGAAACTAAAGGACGAACAAGCCAAAACAGCGGCACTTACGGCTGATAACGAGACGATGAAGCCTAAAGCGTTGTTTGCAGACGCGGTGGCAACCAGCCATACGAGCATTCTCATCGGTGACTTAGCCAAGCTCATACGCCAGAACGGTGTGGATATTGGCCAGAATAGGCTGTTCGCTTGGCTGCGGGAACACGGATACCTGATTGGCAGTGGAGATCGCCGCAACATGCCGACACAACGAGCAATGGACTTAGGCCTGTTCGATATCAAGGAACGCACATTCCAGAACCCAGATGGTAGCGTGCGAATCACCAAGACGACCAAGGTAACCGGAAAAGGCCAGCAGTATTTTATCAACAAGTTTCTGCAAAAGGAGATAACAGTATGAACGAAGAAAACAAAAAGCCCCGCACTGATATGGGCAGCACGGGGGTAACTCTTTACACTTGGCGCACTAGTTATCCATTTCCCCCAGCATTAAAACCGGGAAACCTGGTGACAATCGTTATTGAGGACGAAGAATTAACCCACACTGTAGGAACCTTTGCTTTCGTCTCCTAAAGGAAGAGTGCTCCATACGGTAAGAACGTTGGACGCTCTTTCAACGAGTACCTCTTCTTTACCATCAACAATAAGATTACGAACCATAAAGAATTCATTTCCATCTTTGAATGAGTAGGCACTTTTAATTGCTACATCTTTCGAAGAAAACACCGCGCCAATATTGCCACTGGTAGGAGCAAATACTTTTTTGTATGGCAAGTCCATTTATATCACCTCCTTCCATCACTAGATAACCTGATTATCTGCCAAGGGGAGGTCGAAAGAAAGGAGGAAATGCCATGCCGTTGTTACAGGTTGTTGAAGATGATCATATTTCAAGCAAAAAGTATTTAGCGGTCGATGAAGAAGAACTGGCAAAGATGATTAAGGAGAACCAAGAGTTAAAACGCAAGCTAGCAGCACGAGGTATGTGGACGCTCACCACCGCAACAAGCTATGTCGAAGGACATAACAACACGTGGGTAGTTAACAATATCTTGAACGTCCCACGCTTCCACAAGTTCTTGCAAGATACCGTGGTTTCATATCCACCGCCTGGAAAAAAGGGGTATCTGTTTCATCCGAAACCATGGCTCGACTTCTTAGACAAATGGTTCCCAGAGATTTCAAGGTCACTTAGAGAGAAGGGCAAATAATGATTGAATATATACTAATTGGTGGTGCCTTCGGCGTGATCATTGGTCACTGCTTAGGCCACAGCGGAAATTGGAGGCAGTGGATTGAATGAAGCAGAACGTACCATTGGTGATTTACTGAACGAACATAACAAATTGACGTTAGACATTATGCGCGGAAACCACACACCAATTGCAAAGATGCTGCTTGCCGAGAACGAGAAGCTCCGTGCACGACTAGCGAAACTAAGGGGATGATGTGATGACCAATGAGGAATACAAACGAATTCTAGCCGAAGCGAACCGTCAGATTGCAGCATATCACAAGGTTGCTACCGACTATGGGCCGAACAACACAGACCCTCATCAAACGTATGCCATGGGCCAAGAAGATGGCGCACACGCAATCCTATTCATTATCAAACAAGTCATGAAAAAAGCCGCTGGCCCGCATGCCAACGACTGATAGAAAGGAAAATCATAATGAAAAATAACGCATTGTCACTTACTGACTTCCAAGTTGATTATAAGCCATCGGTGCTGACTCTACAACATGCAGACGAACTTGCGGCCAATATCAAGCAATATGCCGAAAAATACCGTGGCCTTGTGATCACTGAAGGAACTTTGAAAGAGGCGAAAGCATCGCGCTCTGACTTGCGCAAGTTGTCAAAAGCACTTAATGACAAACGCATTGAAATAAAACGCGAATACAACAAACCTTACGATGCGTTCAAAGCCGTGGTTGATAGCATGATTAGCGATATTTCAGCGGTTGAAACGGATATCGATGACGGGATCAAAGAACAAGAACGATTAGACGCCGAACAACGCAAAGAGCAAGTACTTGATGACATTACAGAAATTGCACAGTCACGTGGGATTGACCCGAAAGACATCGAGTTCAACGACAAGTGGCTCAACAAAAGCCTAAGTAAGCTTGAACGCACGCGGCAAATCGGAGATGCAGCTGATTATATTGTCAAACAGCGTGCAGATCTTGCAGCAGCCAAGAAGGCTGTTACCAAATATGCAGAATCCATGGGCTTAGATGCTGGCGGATGGGTTACACAGATTGATCAAGGGGCTTCACAGTTAGATGTTATGGCTCGCATTGATGCCTATGTTGAGCGGCAAAAGCGTGAGGCTGAACAAGATAAGAAGCGTGCCGAGGCACAAGCCGCGATTGATGCACTGCATCAGAAAAAGGTGGGTGACAAAGTTGTTGATACCAATACGGGTGAAGTGGTTAAACAGCCAGAAGTCAAACACTACGGATTCGAAGTCGTTGGCACTTTTGATGAAGCTAAAAGCGTAGCGGATTTCATGACAAAACAAGGCATTGAATTTATCAGTATGGAGGGTAAATGATGCGCACATCAGAGAATATAAACGAGATTGCTAAGGCAATCAACGCATTCAGGCAAGTTGTCAAGCAACCGGCAAAAGATGGTGACAACCCATTTCTAAAGTCTCGTTACGTTCAGCTTGAGGGTGTTGTGGATGCAATCGACCGCGCAATACCTGATACGGGACTGGCATACACACAAGATGTGGTTAGCGAAGGAAACCAGGTGAGCGTGACAACTTTGATTTTCCACTCTAGCGGCCAATTTATTGAGCTGGGGCCGCTGTCCGTTCCTGTTGCTAAGAACGATGCTCAAGCGTTCGGATCTGCTGAGACATATGCACGTCGATACTCACTATCGGCAGCATTCGGCATCACATCAGAACTTGATGATGACGGTACTGTGGCCGGAGTTAATCCGCCAAAGGCTCAACCTAAGCGGACTAATAAGCAAAATGGTGGCCTCGATCACGCTACAGTCAAGGCAGTTAAAGAACTCATTATGCAACAGTTTAACAAAATGCCGGAGGTCAACAAAAACGGTGATCCCAAGCCGAAGACGGTGAATGAACTGGCAGAAATCTGGGTCGGGCTTGCTAATGCCAAGTTTGGTAGCAAGGCCACCAGCATCGAAACGTTAACTCCAAGTGCAGCAGCTGGCATCAAAAACTTGCTTGAGAACGAAATTAAGAAGCTGGCAGGTGTCGCTAATGAAAATCAACGGCAAGCTTGACAAGCTGTCGGGCAACAAAATTACTATCACCGCAGACGCCCATGTTAGCCTGTATACGCTGTCCAAGCTTGCCGCTGGTAAATCACCATCGGTTGAGTTAGAAGTCGAGGACGGGCGCCATATAAGCCCAGATCAGCGCAAAAAGATATTTGCATTGATGCGCGACATCTCCGACTGGAACGGTGACACGGTGGACATGATCGAATGCCTCATGAAATCGTATACGCGTGAAATATTCGCAATTGAGCCGTATTCACTGAGTGATTGCTCGATGACGACTGCTAACAACATGATATATACGATTTTAGAGTTCTGTTTCCGCAATGACGTGCCGTTCAAGACAAGAACATGGGACATGATCCCAAATGACTATGCGCGCCAATGGTTCTGCCTCCGTTTCCGCAAGTGTGTTATCTGCGGAAAGCCAGCTGACTTGGCACATTACGAGGCGGTTGGCATGGGGCGCAATCGCAACAAGATTGACGAAACAAAGTTCAGGTACATGAGCCTATGCCGCCAACATCATGTTGAACAGCACATCATCGGCATTGAGAGTTTTGTTCAGAAGTACCACATTGTGCCAGTGAAGCTAACTGCTGACGAACTTAAACGAATTCAGCCACATTACAAAACAAGTACCGAATAAAAAGGAGAATAAAAATGCTTAATTCAGTTGCTTTAACAGGTCGATTAACAAAAGATGTTGATTTGCGCTACACGCAAAGCGGAACGGCAGTCGGATCATTTACAATTGCTGTTGATCGCCAATTTCGCAGCGCAAATGGGGAACGAGAAACTGACTTTATCAATTGTGCCATCTGGCGTAAGTCAGCTGAGAACTTTGCCAACTTCACGCACAAGGGTTCACTTGTTGGCATCGAAGGCCATATCCAAACGCGTACGTATGATAACGCGAAAGGGCAGAAAGTATTCGTGACCGAGGTAATCGTTGAGAATTTTGCTTTGCTTGAGCCGCGGCAAGCGTCTCAGGATGGTCAACAACGATCGGCTAATAACCCAGCGGCCGCAAGCCAAGGAAACGGTTTTTCTAACAATGGCCAGCAAGTCGATGTCAGCGATGATGATCTTCCATTCTAAGAAGGCGGTGACGATCATGAATGAAAACCCTAGTTACTATGCCATCCTTCCGCCAGATGTGCGCTATGACAAACAGCTGCCACAAGGAGCAAAGCTTCTTTACAGCGAGATCACGGCACTCAGCAATAAGAACGGTTACTGCTGGGCATCGAATGACTATTTTGCAAAGCTCTATTCGGTTAGCATCGGTACTATCAAAAGTTGGCTAAAGTGCCTCGAAGACAATTCATATATCCACAGAGTCATCAAATATAAAAGTGGAAGTAAGGAGGTTGAACAAAGATTTATTAGTTTAGCCCCTCGGTCAGAAAACTTACCCCCCTCGGTCAGAAAACTGACCCACCCCCGGTCAGAAAACTGTCCAGATAATAATACAAGTACTAATAAAAACATACGTGCATCCAGCACGTTAGAGAGTGACTTTGAAAAGCTCTGGAAACTGTATCCAAAGAAGATCGGCAAGAAGCCGGCACTAGCTGCCTACAAACGGGTAATGAGTAGAAAGAAGAACCCCGCTACCAACAGACAAATTCAGGATGGCATTGTGGCTTATCGACAGCTAATCAATAGCAAAGGCACAGAGAAGCGGTTTGTCAAAGACGGTAGTACTTTCTTCAACCAAGAGGCATGGAACGATTACCTTGAGGTCGTAAAGGAAGAACGAGATGAGCAGGAAGCCCGAAAGCCTAAGTTCGATCCCAAGAAAACTGCTATTGCGATGTATATCGACTACAACAGTCCTGAACGAGTGCTTGAAGAAATCAAAGCGCAGGGTATTCCGATCAATCCAGAAGATGCTAAACGTTACATTGCTGAATACGATGAACGGAGGCAACAAGCTTGACAAAAAAACTTTATGACCCTAGCAATCCTGAACCACATGTCATGTATGGCTTATATACGAATCCGGAACTCATCAAGTCTGAATGGATTGATCCTAAATGGTTTAACAGCCAGCAATACGCTGCAGTAGTTGCCTACATGAACAAGTTGCCAGGTGACGTCGATACGCTGGAATTGCAAGACGGTTTCGATACAGCTCATCCCGGCGTGATGTCAGTAGCAGATTGGCAATACATTATGACCAGCGATTTTGGCACCTCACGCTTTGACTGGTGGGTAGGCAAGCTGAAACGGGATTATTTCCGTAGTCAGCTCATTAAAGCAGCACAAGCGTACTCGGAAGAGCCAAGTGAGGACAACCTGACAGCAATGATGGAGGCTTCACAGAATGCGACTGCTGCCAGTCAGACGGTAACTGAAAGTACCATTGCTGATTTGGCAGCAGACATGGAAGACAAAATGATACACGGTGCCGCTGACAATGGGATTAAAACGTACTTCACTCTTAACAATATTCTGGGTGGTGGTTTGATGCCAGGACGTTTGTTAACGATTGGTGCGCGCCCTGGTGTCGGTAAATCAGCATTCGCGATCAATCTCATCATTGAGGCTTTGAAACAGCAACCGGAATTGACAGTTGATATGTTTTCACTTGAAATGTCAAATGCAGAAAACTATACCCGATTGTTGGCCTGCAAGACTGGCATCAGTGCTGGTAAATTCATCAACCCACAGAAAAGTCTAAGCGATGCTGAGAAGGTTGAGGTTGAAAAGGCGGGAAACGTCCTTAAAGACTACCGCCTGCAACTTTACGACAAGCAGGTGGAATTACCCCAGATCGTTAAAACAATGCGACAGCGAGCCGCTGACGCTGATAAAGGCTATCTTGCAATTGTTGATTATCTCGGGCTGATTGGTGTTCGCAGCCAAGTTGATCGCCGTCTGCAAATTGAAGAGATCACCCGTCAATTCAAAGTGCTGACCAACGAGCTTGGTATCCCGATTGTTTTGCTTAGCCAATTATCACGAGGTATTGAGAATCGTCAGGACAAGCAACCGGTACTATCAGATTTACGAGAGTCGGGATCAATTGAACAAGATAGCAATGCGGTTGGATTCCTTTGGAACAGTGATCGGCAGAATGAAAAATCAGATATACGTACTGTGACTTTAACAATTGCAAAAAATCGTGAAGGAGCACTTGGCAGCATTGATTTTCGCTTTTTCGCACCAAAGTTGCAGTTCAAGGTGGCGTATTGAAATGGCTTATCCAACCATGACACTTAAAGAGTTCAATGCATACATGCAGGAGGGGCATTATCAATACTCGCTGTTCGTTATTCTGCAGCTTGATGAAGCCACGGAATATCTAAAAAAGGCGCAACAAGCCGATACTGGTATGAAGAAGTTTTGGCACAAATGGGCGTACGTGACATTAGTCGATGCGTTAGAGACGGCTGAATCAGAATATTATGGGAAAACTAGTGCATATTTACCAACAAAAGAAACTGATCCAGTAACGCGAGCTTATTGTCAAAACACATATGATATTTGGCGAGGATACTTGCAAAAGCTAAACGTGAGTTTACCAGAACAAAAATTTTGAGGAGGCAAAAGCATGATTGAGCACAAGGACGTGAAACCAGCGTGATAAGGCTAACAATACCAGGTGAACCGGTTGCTCAAGGGCGGCCTAGGTTTTCTCGGCGAGGAAAGTATGTAAGCACGTATGATCCTCCCAAATCACGTGGCTACAAAGAATACATCAAGCAGATTGCACGTCAGGAGCTCCATATTGAGCCTCTTACGGGTTCTATCAGGATAAACGTAAAAGTATACAGAGGTATTCAAAAATCCGATAGCAAGCTTACTAGGCGGAAAAAACAGGACGGCATCATTAGACCAACTGTTAAGCCGGATGTAGACAACTACTACAAGTCTGTATCAGATGCGCTTACCGGCATTTTGTGGGAAGACGATAACCAAATAGTCGAAATCCATGTTGGCAAATGGTACAGCGACCATCCACGTATTGAGATTGAAGTAGAAGAGATCGATTAGGAGAGAAAATCATGATGAATAGCATACGAATTCAAAACGGCAAAGTTTTTGTGAATGGCATTGAGGTTGGACAGGTTGAAAAGATCCACTTCAAGGCTGAGGCGAATGGCCCTGTAGAGGTTGAAATGAAGTGGTTAGTTCCTGTCAGAGGCCTAGATGTTTCTGTATATCAGCCTGAACCACGCCAGCAGCAGCCTGAGGTCGATGCTAAGCAACAGACCATCAATGACCTTACATCTAAGTTAGAAGCCGCCAAACAGGCAAACAATGACTTATCACAGGCAATCAAAGACGCACAGAGCATCAAGGACTATTCCGATCAGGCTGTGAAGTCAGCAAACGCACAGTAGGAGGCCAATTAATGAGATCGCTAGAGTTGTTTGCAGGAATCGGTGGCATCGCATTGGCTGAACAAATGGCTGGCATTGAAGTGGCCGGTTTGTGTGAGTATGCAGACTATCCGCGCATGATTTTGAAAAAACACTGGCCAGATGTGCCACTTTTTAAGGACGTGACAAAACTTGATCGAGAAGAACTCACAAATGCAGGAATCAGTCCTGACTCAATTGACATTGTTTCCGGAGGATTCCCTTGCCAGCCTTTCAGTATTGCCGGGCACAGAAAAGGCACGGAAGATGACCGCGACCTCTGGCCGGAGATGTTTAGAATTATCAAGCAAACCTGGCCCACTTGGGTTGTTGGAGAGAATGTTGCTAACTTCGCAAACATGGAACTCGACCGTACGCTTTCTGACCTGGAAGGCGCGGGATACCAAGCACGGGCATTTGTATTACCAGCTTGTGCCGTCAATGCCCCGCACCAGCGGCTCAGAACATTCATTGTTGCCCACGCCGACAGCAAGCGACGGGTTTGCATGGAAAAAGGTAAACAAAGAAGACGTGATCGGGAGCCTGCACAGAGGACTAATGCCGAAGAAGGGCAAACGGCACGCTGGAACAATGCGCGACACATACTTGCTTCAGGCGCTCGAGTACTCTCCAGTACAAGCCGCAGAATTCCAAGAAACGATGATGGGATTTCCGAAGGGTTGGACAGACTTAAAGCATTAGGCAATGCGGTAGTACCACAGCAAATACTGCCGATATTTAAAGCGATCGTTCAAATTGAGGAGGACAACCAATGAAAACAGGAGACGACACGTTCGGTGACATCTACATCAGCAAAAAGACTGGCAAGGTCGTAGGCGTCATGTACGAAGGTGTGGACTACAAGCTAGTGCCAGTAAATAAATGCGATATCCCACTGGGACAATTGGCCGCTCATATTAATAACTATGTATACCGAAAAGAGGACGAAAAATGAGCGAAGAGAAAATATACCTTATTAAGAACGATCATGGGGAATACTTGACCGTTGAGCGTACGGCACCTTGGTGGAACAGTCCGGTAGGAACCGCTGTAAGAAATATTGATATTGCGCTTGCATGGGCGGAAAAGTATGGCGGTCACATTGTCACGTTCGTTGAGGAGCCTGAAAAGGTAGTCCTAACCAAAGAACAAGCAGAAATCGTTGAAAAAGCGCGTGTAAGTGACATTCCAGCAACCTATATTTCTGGTTTAGGAGCTAGTGGTGAAGAAGAACTGCTGATGGAGGCTTACGTCAATGGCTACACCGTGGCAAAGGAGAAGAAATACAACGTCAAGGTGCCACATACAGACGACAGCTATTTCTACAAGATTGATCATGAAACTTGCAATGCTGCTGATTCGTTTCACATTGATCTTGATCGTCCAGAAGCCAAATTTACAAAGCTAGAAATAGATCATTATCACTTGCAAGACTACAAGAAAGAAGAGGTGACTGACGATGGCATGGGTTGTTAGAGGCGAAGAAGCCGGTATCATTGACTATTACTTTGACAACTTGTCTAAGCGCCACAAGGCCGTTATTGGAGACTTCGCGGTAACAATGGGAGATCCTCTTTATCGCTTCAAGAGTGAGGCAGAAGCAGAAACAATTGCCAGGAATGTTTATTACGATGACGAAGACATGTATCCGTACGAGGTGACTGACGATGAATAAACAAGAAGTGAACCTAAAAAGTGGCGGGAGAGCTTGTTACTTCGTTGCCAAGGTGTCTGATTTTGGGAATGCACACCGTGTATCGCCTATCTACTTCAACCGTGAGCGAGCAGTTCTTCAACTTAATTACTTAAAAAAGAAGAACGCTGATGATTCCTATGCAATGTTCGAAACTACCGGATGGAGGCGCGTGCTATGAGCGATGAGACGAAGCGGGAAGTGTTTGATGAGCTGCTAAAAATGTTTAGGAACTCAATGGCATTAACACATGAAGAACCAGTTATCCTAGATAATGATGGTTACGATGTTTTTGGAAAAATAGAAAAAAGATATGCTACCGCCTTGCCAGACGAAACCGAAAAGCAGAAAAACTGCCCATATTGTCATGAGCCACATAAGCTCATTGAATCAGAACTTGGCAACTTCCTTCGAATCGGTATGACTGGTGGAAATGAATGGGATAGAATCGAGCCTAAAAAAATAAACGGTGCAGCAATGCACACATGCGAAGCTGTTGGCTTTGATAATGCTGAGGTTGATGATCCAATCGTGATTAATTATTGCCCGATGTGCGGACGCAGGCTGGAGGGAAAGCAATGATTGCCGTCATGCTGCTAATCGCAGGTGCTGCAATGTGGATGTGGGCTAACTGGAAAAGAGGAAAATGATTGTAAACAAAAAGCGCGTCTGGTGAAGGACGCGCCGGAGGCCAGACGTACGATTGAGAGTGAATTAAATAAAAGATTAGGATTTGGCCTCCGTATACAGTATACCAAAAAGCGCGTCACATAAGCAACGCGCGGGAGATGCTTGAATCAGATTGTTCCCCAACTTATAAGGTTAACACGCATAAGAAAGCATCTCCAAAGGTAGTATAGCAAAAGTCGCCCCGGATTAACAGGACGACTCAGTCTATCAAATCGAATTATTTGAACAGCAAGTATATCACAAAAAACAAAAGCGCACCATTACGGCACGCCGTTTCCCCAAACTTTTACAAATTTAATTATACCATAAGGAGTGGACGCAGTGGTGCGAGCAACGAGATATTTTAGCCCAATTGATCATGACAAAACAATTGAAAACGCCAAAGAGGTCTTGGAGAACTACTGGCATCACAAGCGGCTAGCTCAACGCACCAAAATAGCGCTCAGAAGCCCCGTGATGGACGGCATGCCCAAGTCACCAAGCTATGGCAACAAAGCCGAGGACAAGCTCGTATCGCACGCTGACGAGCTGTACTATATAGCGTGCTGTGAAGGTGCCATTGAATCTCTAGAGAATGAAAACTACCGGATCATTTTAGTTGAGAGCTATCTGACTCCAAAGACGACACGTAAATCCAGCCTTCAGTTAGCCGATCACTTGCATGTTGACCGAACGACCCTTTGGCGACAAACACAAGAAGCTCTCTATGCTTTTGCTGAAATATGTCCGCTAGTGAAACTAGTTGCAACATCCGTGCAACAATGATGCAACAAAAAACACGCTTTTCCGTCTTATGATGGTATTGTGCCAAAGGTGAGAAACCTGAGACACCGCATTTTTCCTCCGAGCCATGGTGATGATAAAGCTGTGGCAAGGCGTGGCAAATGGACTGGCTGAGATAGTCAGGCGGGTTCGATTCCCGCATGCCACATTTCACCCGTGAAGGTCTGTGACGGAGTAGCTACCGTCACTACGTCCCGATACGCCTACCATGACGATGAGTAGCAGGGTGAACTTATATGCCTCCTTAGAGGCTGAGCTGCCCGGTTGAGCGGGACCAGCCACGGCAGGTCGTGGCACAGTTCTTTGTCCAGTTTAGCGACCGGACACAGCTTGCGATGACCCTAGCTGACACTGGGAGAGCGAGCAGAAGACATGAAGCACAGATATCACCTCAATGTAGTATTCCAGTTCATGCTGGGGTACTATTTTATTGAGGTGATACATATGGATATTTGGGTAAAACTGGCAACGTTTGTTGGCCTAGCTTTGTTGACTGTTGGAATTTATTATGTTAAAGAAATTCCTAAGATGCATCGTGATCTCTTAAAGAATGTTCGAGAGTTTAGGAATAACAGACAGCTTCAGATAGAATCATACTTTCGTCAGCAAGGTGGGAAAGAATTAGAGACCTTGTTTGAAAACTGGGTAGGATTGCTCTTTGAACTTGAAAAGACGAAAACGATTACGCCCGATCAGGTAACCAACTTGCAAGAAAAAACTGTCATATATGGATCCGACCTAACAATACGGATTCTTTCTGCGTACCAAGCTGATAATTATAAACACACCACTAATTCGTCAGATGCAAACATTAAATCTGTTGTTTATGTTGCGACACTTATCTGTAGTCTGAAAAAGGACTTTACGGGGTTTGAAATCGATCCAATGACCTTGCTACAAATCAAGATAAATGATTTCAAGTCCAAAACAGCTGAAGTACAACAATATACTGATGAAATAAAACGTGAAGTACATTGGGAGTGATTTACTTGAGTGCTTGGATAACCATTCTAGTTGGTACTATAATCATCGCTCTTGTTTTTGGAATTATATCGTACTTTGCAATACGATATTTCTCCAATCGTTAAAGTTCTAATATAACTAATGGCACTCCGCCAAACGGTGAGGTGCTATTTTTATACAACAAAAAAGCCTCCAACTCCCCAAAGCTGGAGGCTTGCATGAGGGAAGAAAGTGTGATTGCAAGGTGCCCTGCCTTGCAAGATCAGCATAGCAGGTGAGTTTATCAAATGCGTAAAGCTCTTGTACCGGATTTGCACAGGTTTAAAAAGGCAGCAAAAAAGCCGGCAGTTTGCCGGCCAGTTAATTAGTCTTTCTTATCTGTGCTGAGCTTGTTTTTCACATCATCTACTGTATCTTTAACAGCATCTTTGGCATCATCAAGCTTTTCCTTGGCCTTGCCAAGTATTCCTTCTGCTTTGCCCTGTGTTTCACGAGCCTTATCACCCGTTACTTTGCCTTCAACTTCTTTAGCTTTACCGGAGATCTTGTCCTTGGTGCTGTCGACTTTACCATCTAAACTCATAGATATTACCTCCTTTGATAGCAATTATTATACAAGTTTGTCTAAAGTGCAACAAAAAGGCCCTCTGAGCGATTAACTGAGGGCCTAGCTACCGGCGCTTGTTGAGACAAAACGACAGTGCCAAAAAAAGTATAACACAGATAGCAATAAATCGGAATTCAAAAAGCCCTCAGAGGTCGAAGTGTCTGAGGGCCGGAGAAATGAAATCCACTAGTGAGTAGCAGCGATTGACTTGGAGGAGAAAAGCCGCTGCTCACGCATATATATTAGCACATTCCTTATAGAAGATACTAAAATAGCCCTCGGTTGGGGGCCGAGAGCCTAAAGATAGGATATTACAGAGGAGTGAAAATGAGTATCTGTTGGGAACAATTTAATTCTAACTCATCGAAATTTTTTAAGCAACAAAAAAGATTTCGGAGCCGAATCCGAGGGCTTAAAAACTCGGGAAGTTCTTCACGAGAATGTGAGCAGCGTAATCAAACTGCTCACGGCCATTATATTTCAGGAGGCGAGTAGATGCAATGGACAGATGAACAAATCAGCGACATTAGGAAGCTCGCCTCTGAAGGATTTACAAGACGCGAGACAGCCGACAAGCTAGGGATTAGCTATGATGCTCTTCAGAGCAAAGCGAAACGGCTTGGTATCGAATTCAAAAGGCCACTAAAGAATGAATACGATTCAGACGGAACTCAATCCAGTGAAACCATTCTAAAAGTTGTCAGGGGTCACAAAATGACGCCTAGAGAGGTTTTAGAAGCTCACGGGTATGATTACACCAAGTGGGAGCTTGTACGTGCTACAAGCAATTTTTGGAAGCAGACGCCTGAAGCAACATTGTATCAAAGCAAGATACAAATCAGGCCGTTGGTTGAAGCAGAACAATATGAATCACTGATGAATGACATCATCACACACAAGGAGCCATACCAAGCTAAGGCTCCTATTTTTGTGGAATCAGATCGCTATCTGGTAATTCCCGCTTTTGATACACATTTCAACGGCCACACATTCGACCTCTATGCTGAATCACTTAAACGGCAACTAGAGATCATTCAACGCGGACACTACGCAAAAATTTTGCTCATTCTGGGCGGTGATTTAGCTCACGTGGACAATATCAACTCGACCACAGCAAAGGGCACACAGCTCGAAACAACCGAATTAGGCGAGACTGTGAACGAAATGGAACAATACTTCGAGACACTGATTGAAGCAATCATTAAGAATGCCAATGAGTGTGAGGTCATGTATGCGCCAGGTAACCACGATCCGTCAGTTGGATATATGTTTGCACGTCTATTGAAACGTGCCTACAGCAACCAGTCGAACATCACTTGGGATATATCACTGAAGCATTACAAAGGCACAATGTTAGGCCATAACTTCATTGGCGCCACTCATGGTGATAAAGGTAAGAACAACTACCTTGCAAAATATCTTGATGAGTTCGGCTTCATGTTAGGCACAGCACAGAATCGCGAACTGTTCACGGGGCATCTCCATTCAGAGATGAGCAAAGACCTAGGCGGATTCGTTCAGCGTCAAGTATCAACGCGGAAACCTAATGACCGCTGGACTGATGACCTCGGGGTTGTTGCCCACAAAACGTTTGAGCTGGTCGAATATTCGGATCACAATACGACAGCCATATATTACGTTTGAGAGGTGATTATCATGAGCGAAAAGGAAATCTGGAAAGACATTGAAGGTTACGAAGGTCTATATCAAGTCAGCAACATGGGAAGGGTGAGAAGCCTTGCTCATAAAGATAAGTATGGCCGATTCACAAACGGAAGAACGCTCGCAGACTGGTGCAATAGCCGCGGATATCACATGGTAACTCTATATCGAGACGGGAACGCTAAAAAATGGTGGGTTCACCGTCTCGTAGCCACTACGTTCATACCAAACCAAAACGGATATCCGGCTATTAATCACAGGGACGAGAACCCAAGCAATAACCGAGTGGAAAACATTGAATGGTGCACAGTGCTTTACAACAACAGGTACGGCACTCACGGAAAGCGCATAGCAGAAGCACTTGAACGGCCAATTTACGCAATAACTAGTTCGGGGCATCGCTATTTCTTTAGCAGTGCAACAAAAGCAGCGGAACTCCTCGGGCTAAGCAGAGGGAACGTGTCTACGTGCCTTCACGGCAAGCGTAAGCACTGCCATGGCTTTTCTTTTGAATGGGCGGGCGACCCCGATGACTAGAGTATGGAACACTGACTACGGAAATATGTACGATGTTGAATTTCGGATCATTGAGAAACTATCGAGAGAAGAGAAACACATGAACGCAATTATCTATACGAAGCCGCGCTGTCAAAAGTGTCGGCGAACAGTATTAAAACTGTCACGTGTAATGCCAGTGCAAACAGTCACAGCAGACGCGGACGACTACGAACGGTTCCGCAAGCTGGGATACCGATCAATGCCAGTCGTAACAGTTTACAAGGCAGACGGCACACATGATGAATGGTGCGACTTGCGGGTTGACAAGATCAAACAATACACGGAGGGAAAATCATGACAAAACTAAAAGGCGTCACGCTGTCTGATAATCCCAAATTTAGCGAATCATTCATTGCAGAGCTAGACAAAGCGCTGACTGACTATCAGCAAAAGCAGGAGCAGTCATCACAGAACGCAAGCACTCCGCATGTTCGTATCGAATTCGATGACATTAATGATGTGCCTCGTGTTTGGATTGATGGCAAATATATAAGTAGCTTTCCAGATCACGGGCTAGTTCGTATCAATCTCGAATGGAATGCTGACGATGAACATGTCAATCCAAAACATTACAACATCGAATATCGTAACGGCGAAGACGCAAGTCAATATCAATACACAGGTATTGGACAAACGAATGATATCAACTAATATTCATGTGCATCAAGACTGGAGGCAATTTAGCATGTGCAATTCTTTTTGTATGAGGAGTGATGGGCATGACTAACACATCGTATACGGGAGATATCCATGCCAAGTAAGAAGCTTGCCTTTATAAATGGCAGACCACAATTGGTTGATGCAAATGCTCGTGTTAGATCGGAGGCGGATAGGCAGTACAACCGTGTGCGGAATGAGCAGCAGTCGGACTACCTTAGGTTCTATCACAGTAATGAATGGAAGCAATTGCGTGAGCAGATATTGATTAGAGACAACAGTTTATGCCAACGCTGTGGCTTGCAAGCCTCATTGGTTGATCATATTGTTCCAAGCGAAGATGACTGGGAAGACCGCACGAACGCGGATAATCTGCAGGCTTTATGCAAGGACTGTCACTATTGGAAGACGAGACGTGAGACAACCAAGCGTAAGAAGGGACAACATCGAGCCATGAAGATTACAGTAATCGTTGGCTATCCAGCAAGTGGCAAGTCAACATACGTCAAGCGGCATCAAGGACAGCATGACCTCGTCTATGATTATGACCATCTCATGACGGCGTTAACAGGCCTGCCATTACATCAGGGCAATATAGACGCCAATGAGTATGTGCAGCTAATCTATGAGCTGATACTGCGGAAGCTTAAAGCAGAGCAGACCTTCGACCATGTGTGGTTAGTCATGACATATCCAGATGAGAAGCTAGACACATTGCTTGCTAGTCGAGATGTCGAACACATACTCATCGACACTGACCGAGACACATGCATCCAGAGACTGTCTAAGCAAGGTCGAGATGTGAGTCAACTCATCAAAGTGATGAACAAACTTGACGAAATGAAATCAGAAAACAAATTTGCAAAATTCAAGAAAATAAAAAATAAAAATTACAAAAATTGAATTTTTGAAAGAAATTTATCGGGCGAACAAACGGGCTGAAATCCTCCAGACCCCCCTCCATTTTTATCGGGGGTTACATTTCTCGAAGCGGAAGAACGGTCGGCCTCTTTTTTGCGCCCCAAATTGTAACGATTTTTAAGGCGGCAGGGGTAAACTCAGCCCATTTTATATAGATATTAGGAGGTGAAGTGGGAAATGGCTGGAAAATACAAAGTGTTGCAAATGTCTAAGGGTGATTTGACCAAAGAACGGCAAGAAGCCAAGCTACATGCGGAATTAATGGCCAAAGATGGCATTCCAAAACTTCAGGTAACACCGCCTAATCATCTTGACCCAGTCGCAAAACAAGAATACAAGCGAATTATCGAATCTTTGGGGACCTTACCACTTAGAAATCTCGATCGCGCCGAGTTGGAAAACTATTGTACATGGTATTCGGTTTACAAAAACACATCGGTCAACATGAAATTGGCTTTAAAGAATGGAGATCAAGATGAATATTATGCGTACATTAGCACCTTGAATAAGGCCACAGCAAATATTAAAAGTCTAGCCAGTGATCTTGGCCTTAATGTCAACAGCCGGATGCAGATGAGCATGCCTAAGACCGAAGCACAGAAGAACGATTCAATCATTGATACTTTTGGCTAGACGCGATGGAGGTGATGCTGGTTGTCAAAATTTAAAGATCCAATGCCAAATTTTATAAAACGTGTGCTGGACGGTCGTCTTATTACTTCTAATGCAGTTAATCTCGCGGTGAAACGGCATCAAGAAGACTTGAAACGAACAGATTGGCGATGGCGTTATGATCCAAATCTAGCGGGAAAGGCTGTTAAATTTATGGAAATTCTGCCAGAACCAAAAAGTGGGAAACCACAACCATTAGCACCGTTTCAAAAATTCATTATTGGCAGTATATATGGCTGGGTTGACAAAGATGATCCAAATATAAGGCGATTTACCGATGTGTTCATTTCGATGGCACGAAAAAACGGTAAGTCGCTTTTGATTTCTGGAGTCATTCTGTATGAATTTCTGTTCGGAAAGAATCCAGCCAACAAACGGCAATTATATACCGCTGCTAATGATCGCAAGCAGGCCGGCATTGTATTCGGAATGGTTAAAGACCGACTACGTGCGCTCATGCGGAAAGACCCTGGTATCAAACGAATGGTTAAGATTACGCGAGATGAACTTGTCAATTTAGACGACGGATCAACAATTCGTTCGTTCTCTCGTGATACAGGACTTGTCGATGGCTATGAACCCCATGTTGCGGTGGTTGACGAATATGCCAACGCTAAAACAACAGATATGATTGAAACCCTTGCCTCAGGGCAGGTGTTACTGCCTAGTTATCTGACGTTCATCATTTCAACGGCTGGATTCGACATGAACGTGCCGATGTTTCAACAAAATTATCCATATGCCAAAAAGGTGTTGTCGGGTGAAGAAACGGCAGAACGCTATTTTGCATTCATTGCTGAACAAGACAACGTACAAGAGGTTGATGACCCCAATTCTTGGATTAAATCGAATCCGCTACTTGACGTTGATATTGTGCATGATCAGATCACCGACTATTTGACCACAAAGCTATCTCAAGCACGTGCTGATGGCAGTTTAAATGCAAAACTGGTCAAGAATTTCAACATTTGGCGGCAAGCGACTGAAGATAGTTATTTAGACTTCGATGCTTGGAAGGATGCTGAATTGAGTGAAAAGCCTGATATTCGCGGCAAAAGAGCTTGGATTGGTATTGATGTTGGTCGTACAAGCGACCTTTTTGCCATTACTTGGTTAATCCCGCAAGAAGGCTGGTGGTGGCTCGATGGTTATGCATTTGTCGCTTCTAAAGGCGGAATTGATAACAAAATCAAGACGGATCGGATTGACTACTTGGCTGCTGAACAACACGGCGAAGGAGAGATCAGCAGCTTAGAGTCAGGTATCATCGACAACGATCGGGTATATGAATGGCTCGAAGACTTCATTGAACGTAATGACTTAGATGTTCAAGGTATCATGTACGACCCTTATCAATTTGGACCAATGCTAACGGCAATTGAGAAGAATCATCCTGAGTGGCCGATGGTACAGGTGCGACAAGGAACGCTGACACTGTCAATGCCAACTAAGCAGTTCCGCGATGATGTTATAGGCGGTCGCATAAAGCATTCAGATAATCGCATTATGCAGGCCGCCGCAATGAACGCGGTTCTAATGTCTGACAACAACGGCGTCCGTATTAATAAGAATAAGTATGCTAACAAAATAGACATGATTGATGCCACGCTTGATGCTTATGCCATCGCGTTCAAGGAAGACTTGGACAACTACTTGGACGATGAGCGTGTCTTCAGCGATGATTTTGGCTTCTAGGAGGTGAGAACGTGAATGGAAAACTAGCTAACTTTTTCAGAATTCTTGGCGCAAATATGGCTGGAATTGCCACTGTTTTAGGCTTCATTTTAGCTGGATATGGGGCTTTTTTGATCAATAGGCCTACTGGATTCATGGTTTGCGGCGGCTTGTTGTTTGTTCTCGCCTTTATTCTGTTGCTTCCTGATAACGAAGGGAGGTGAGATGAATGAAGCTATTTCGAGGATTGGCAACCGAAGTGGACCCTCACTGGGCAGATCATTTGCTTGATTCAGGGGTGATTCCGTCATTCCGTGGGGCTTATCTTGGTATTTCTGCATTACGCAACTCCGATGTGCTGACAGCGGTATCAATTGTCGCAGGTGATGTTAGCCGATTTCCGTTGGTGATTACTGACAGCTCAACCGATGAAGTGATAGACTTGTCTGACATTGATTATCTGATGAACACAAAGGTTAACAAACGTTTATCAGCATATCAGTGGAAATTTTCCATGATGGTCAATGCAATTTTAACTGGCAATGCTTATTCGCGGATTGTGCGCGATCCGATAACCAACGAACCAGCTATGTTTGAGTTCTATGCCCCATCACAGACGCAGGTGGACACAAGCGATCCCGAGAATCTTGTCTATCGATTCACACCATACAACGCAAGTGTTCAAAAAGTTTGCAGTTTTGAGGATGTTATTCATTGGAAGTTCTTTTCATATGACACCATCATGGGCCGCTCGCCGCTACTTTCCTTAGGTGATGAGATTGGACTTCAAGAATCCGGTGTTTCCACGCTTCAAAAGTTCTTCAAGAGCGGATTGAAAGGCTCAATTATCAAAGCAAAGGAGAGTCGCCTATCCGCCGAAGCACGCCAGAAGATTCGTGAAGATTTTGAAAGGGCACAGGCAGGTGCTGATGCAGGTTCACCAATTGTGGTTGACGCGACGATGGATTATCAGCCATTGGAGGTCGATACCAACGTTCTTAATCTGATTAACAGCAATAACTATTCAACAGCGCAGATTGCGAAGGCTTTACGGGTGCCAGCGTATCGATTAGCCCAAAATAGTCCCAATCAGTCAGTTAAGCAGCTTGCTGATGACTATATTCGCAATGATCTTCCATTTTACTTTGAACCGATTACAAGCGAGTTTGAACTAAAGTTGCTTGATGACAACCAGCGCCATCAGTATCGCATTGGCTTTGACACAAAATCAGTAAACGGATTGCCGATTGCTGACGTCAATACAGCAGTTAATGGCGGACTGTGGACTGGAAACGAGGGACGTGCGGAGCTTGGAAAGAAACCGTTAAAAGACCCGAACATGGATCGTATTCAGTCGACACTTAACACAGTGTTCCTTGATCAAAAGGAAGCATATCAAGCTGAACACGCATCGCAATTGAAGGGAGGTGATGCTAATGACAAAGGAGCTGCGAATGACAGCGACACCCATGCAAATTCGTGATGGGGATGAGAAACATCCAACTGTCATCGAAGGTTATGCGCTTAAATTTGACCGGAAATCTGAAATCATGGGCGGCGGTGAATTTAGTTTTCGTGAGCACATTGACCGCCATGCGCTCGACAATGCTGATATGAGCAATGTCGTGGCGCTATTTAACCATGATCAAAACCAAGTGTTAGGCCGCACTGGCGTTAATTTGGAACTGACCATTGACGACACTGGACTTAAGTACACTCTGACGCCACCAGATACACAACTCGGTCGTGACTTACTAGAAAACGTCCGGCAAGGGATTATCAGTCAGTCGAGCTTTGCATTTACGATTGCGCCAGACAAAGACGCGCAAAAGTGGCAAAAGTCAAGCGAGCGAGGGGTTAAATACGAGCGCACGATCAACAACATTGATCATCTGTTTGATGTTTCGCCGGTGACAACACCTGCTTATCCAGACACTGAGGTAAAGGTCGGAGCACGATCGTTGGAACAGATAAAAGCGCTAGATCAGCCGCCAGAATGGGAACTTAAGCGGCGCAAGATGCTTTATCAACTGAATAAAGAGGAATTGCTCAAGGGCATCGAATAATCGGTGCCTATTTTTGTACAAAAAATAAGGAGGGTCACTAGATGACTTTAGATGAAAAATTAGCTGCTGTTAAAAAGCAGCTTGATGAAAAGCGTTCAGCGTTGCCAGCTATGAAGACAGAACTTCGTTCTTTACTTGAAGGTGAAGAGTCCGAGGAAAACCTGAAGAAGGCAGAAAGCGTTCGTGCCAAGTATGATAAAGCTGGCAAAGAGATCAAAGATCTTGAAGAAAAACGTGACTTATACGAGGCTGCGTTGAAAGGCAATGAACAGCCAAGCGACAAGAAGAAACGGCAACCTGAACAGCAGAATTATCGCACCGCTATGAATGCCTATCTTCACAGCCGTGGCCGTAACACAGAAGGCATTGATTTTGAAAAGACAGACGTTGGTACCTTTGCGGTTTTGCGTGCTGATCCTACTGATGCCAGTGATGCAGTTAACGCTGGGGTTAAGTCTGTTGACGCGAAGGAGACAATTCCTGATACCATCGTCAATACGCCACAGCGTGAATTGCAGACAGTGGTCGACCTGAAACCATTCACTAATGTCTTCCAAGCCTCCACACAAAAGGGAACTTATCCAACGGTTGCAAATGCCACTACCAAGATGGCAACCGTTGCTGAACTGGAAAAGAACCCGGCAATGGCTAAGCCTGATTTCAAGCCTGTAAACTGGTCAGTAGACACCTACCGGCAAGCGTTGCCAATTTCGCAGGAATCAATTGATGATTCTGCGATTGATTTGGTCGGCTTGATTGCTCAAAACGCGCAACAAATCAAGGTCAACACGACTAACAGTGCCGTTGCAACTCTGCTGAAGGGATTCACTCCAAAGAGCATTACCTCCGTTGATGATTTGAAGCACATCAACAATGTGGACTTAGATCCGGCATATTCACGTGTCATCATCGCGTCCCAGAGCTTTTACAACTTCTTGGACACAGTTAAAGATGGCAATGGCCGTTACTTGTTGCAAGACAGTATCTTGACCCCGTCTGGCAAGAGCGTTCTTGGTATGCCGATTGTTGTTGTATCTGATGATACTTTGGGTGCAGCAGGCGAAGCACACGCCTTTTTGGGTGACATCAAGCGGGCGATTCTGTTTGCTAACCGCGCAGACTTCATGGTTCGCTGGGTTGATGATCAGATTTACGGCCAATTCTTGCAAGCAGGAATGCGCTTTGGTGTATCTGTTGCTGACGAAAAAGCAGGGTACTTCCTCACATATACCCCAAAAGCGTAACGCCTGACGGAGTGACTTTGAGCCAGAAAACGTTCACGGGTGGTGTCGGTGCCACAAAAGATATCACGGTGACAGTCACTCCTGATGGCGCTCCTCAAGCAGTCGAAGCTGTGTCGAGCGATGAAAGCGTCGCTACGGTTGTTAAGAAGTCCGATGGTGTTTACACTATTACCAATCTGGCAGCGGGCACAGCGACAATCACATTTAGCACTAATGGCATCAGCTCAGCGCTTGCTGTTACTGTTAACGCTGGGTAGGTGATTACTCTTGGCAGATACTACGCTTGACAAAAGCCCACTGACTGATGAACAGTTTCAGGTTCTGAAAATGTACTTGAAAGTTGATCAGACAATCGAAGACCCAATGATTATGCAACTGGTGCATGACGCTTGTGGTGAAATCAGTTCGGCTATTAGTTTTGGATCAAATCCGGAACAATTTCTAAGCAATCCAGAAACTCGGGATCGTTTTTTCACAGCACTTATGAAGCAAGTGAAGGAAGACTATGACTACCGAGGTATGGGTGCTGAAGTCATGCGCTTTCCGTTGCAAACATCAACCACAAATATCATCAATCAGCTTCGCTCAGAATTGCCGGAAGAGGATGGTGATTCTGATGCGAACTAATCGAATGACTGAGAGAATTGCGTTCGTCAGCTATGAGTCAAAAAAGGTTAACGGAGTTCCGGTTGATGGTGTGCTTGTTAAGCATATGACAGTTTGGGCTGAAGTTCCTAAGGTACCAATCAGAGAAGCAAATGATCCACAGACGAAGTTGGGCACTCGCAAAGACAGTCCGACTTTTTTAGTGCGATTTTTGACCGCAGAGGAAATCCAACCAACTTGGAGAATTCAATGGCGTGGTAATGAATATCAAATCACAGGGCTTGATCCTGATTACGAGAGGCGCGATATGACAACGATTACGGCAAAGGCGGTGAGCTGATGGGCGTAAAAGTCACAGGGGATGCTGAACTGCTTGCTAATCTTAACAAGCTCCAATTTGGAGTTGCAAAAGAGGCTCGAGCGGCTGTCCGGGATGGCGCGCAGAAGTTTGCCGACAAGCTAAAAAGTAATACGCCTGAGTGGGACGGCGAGACTGATATGAGCGGACATCTGAGAGATGACATCAAGCTTTCAAGTGTCCGTGAAACGAGCGGCTTAACAGAAGTAGACGTTGGATATGGTAAAAATACTGGCTGGCGTGCTCACTTTCCAAACTCGGGCACTTCAATGCAGGACCCGCAACATTTCATTGAGGAAACCCAAGAAGTCATGCGGCCAGTTGTTATTGCTACTTTTCTAAGTCACTTGAAGGAAGGCGGGATGTAATGGCACCCGAAAAACGTGTTTATGACATTCTGTCAGCCGATTCGGATATTGCTGACAAGGTGTATATAGGCACTCCAGACTTCAATAACCAGACTAGCGTAACTCCTGAAAGTTTAGCTCCATGGGTGAGAATCACTTCTTTGCCCGGTGATGCTGCTGATTATGCTGACGATTCTAGAATCCTAGAGTATCCGAAAGTACAAGTAGATTTTTGGGTGGATAAAACGGACTGGGATCAACAAGAAAAAATAGAAACACAGATATATCAAGCACTACATGCGGCTGGCTGGGAAAGGTATTATCGCAACTCCTACGTTGATGGTGATACTCCAGCCCTTCGCATGACAACAGGATACTTTCAGTTTCAGGGACTGCCGATTGGCTAGCCCTTTTTATTTTCCTAAAGGAGGATTTTAAATATGGCAGATACTGCTGTTACAACTAATAAGAAGTTAGCAAAATTTGGGGCTTCGGCCTTCGAATATGGGGTTGTCGGTGATGACGACTTTGTACCAAGCACACGAAAGATTCAAGGCTTATCTAGTGTGAAATTGGATATTAAAACAGAGCAAAAGACGCTGTCCGCTGATGATGGCCCGTACTTGATTCTTTCTGGTGGTATCACAGAAGCAACCGAAACAATCGAAATGTACGATGTGGATTCACAGATGAAGTCTGATTTATTTGGCATTAAGGTTGTTAATGGGGTTGAAGTATATCCAAAGAACCTTAGCCCTAATTACGCCGCAACTTTGTTCCGTACAAAGCTCTCAAATGGTAAATACGTTTGGGTTGGTATGCTCAAGGGAATGTTCTCACTTCCGGGCGTTGATACCAAGACTGTTGACGGCACACCAGATCCGAGTGCTGACAGCATCGAAGGCTCATTTATTCCTCGTGGTGACCAAGATACTGGCAATGTTGTGTTGATTGGTCGTGAAGACAACGATGGATTCGATTTTGATACCTTCCACGGCTATGTATTCCCTAAGACTGCTGAAGACGCGACTATTACTCCCGCTACACCGGCTTCGTAATTCGCAGATCACACATTAGCTAGAGCCGTTTCTATCATTGTCGCCTTGTAAATGCACAATACGCGAACAGCGGGCGGCTTATACCTAAGGAGATTAAGCATGGCATATCAAATTAAACTAAATATCAAAGGCGAAACTTGCGTGTTCACACGAAATGGAGAGCCAACATTACGTGATACCACGAACGCCTTAAAAGTGCAGCAACAACAATTGCGCATGCTAAACCGTAAAGATGGCCCTTCAAACGATGATTACGATGAGAACGAGAAAAACTTAGCCAAATTTGCGGTTGATTTCTGGAAAAACCAGTTTACTACCGATGATGTTATTGATGGCTCGTCTATTTCTTTGAAATCGTTGGATTCAATCAATGATGCCATTGGCGATTCTCTAAGCGATGGTGAAGAGAATAAGAAGGACACAGCAAAAAAATCACCGAAGCGGACGTCAAAGAAGCCATTAGCAACCTTGACGACTTCTACAAAGCAAGGCTCTCTGAAGGCTACCGATTAGCTGACGTTGATGCTATGACGCTCCGTGATATTGAAAAACTTAACCAGATTTACGAGGAACGGGAGACTACGATCGACAAGGCCTTTCCGTTCCTTTTCTAGTTCTATGAAAGGAGGTAAAACATGCTAGGAAATCTCGGACAAATTGCGGCCACCGTAAGTTTGAACATTGATCCGTTTAAAGTAAGCCAGCGAGTTTTGAATTCTTCAATTAAAGCAACTGCCGCTGAGTTGCGGGCTCAAGATGCTGCGTTTAAGGGCTCTGAAAAGTCTATGAACAATATGCGTTCAACCTATGATACATTGAGCCGCCAGGCAAAGAACTACCAAGCTCAGCTTCGAAAACAGCGAGAACAGTATGATGAAAATTCGAAAGCGGTTGAAAGACTTAATAAAAGCGAGACTGCATCGCAGGAAGAAATTAATCGTGCGACAAAGCTGCAAGCTAATGCTGCATCACAGTATAATCGGACTGCTGCCGCTGCTGCTCAAAATGAAAATCGAATGGCAGCCTTGCGTAAAGAAATTGCGCTGCAAAGTGACGGCTGGACTAAAGTATCAAACGGCGCCTCTAAATTTGCTAATGCTACAGGAAAAATCGGGTCTAAGCTTACAGGTTTTGGCTCTAAAATGACGGCAACTGTCACTGCACCATTAACTGTTGGCTTTGCAGCAGCTGCAAAGTCAGCCATTGATTTCAACAGTCAGATTGATGCTATTGGCCCGCTGCTAACAAATGGCGCAGCCGTTACTGGCAAGTTCAAAGCGCAGCTTAACCAAATGGCTGATGCTTCTAAAAAGTGGTCAGTTCAATATGGCATTTCGACTACTCAGATTAACCAAGGACTGGCTGATTTAGTTCGTGCTGGTTATGACGCCAATCAGTCTATGAAAATGATGCCGGCTATCTTGGACGCATCACGAGCATCTGGTGACGATTTCAACACCACGATGGACGTGGTTACGTCTACAATGACACAATTCAACGTTAAAGCTGGCAATGTTTCTAAAGTGACTGATGCCATGACTTATGCAGCTAATGCCACCAAGTCTGGCTTTGCTGATATGGGCGAGGCCATGCAGTACACTGGACAATCAGCAAATGCGGCGGGTATCTCGCTAAATGAAACGGTGGCAGCGATTGGCTTACTATCGAACGCAGGCCTGCAAGGATCAATGGCAGGTACAGCATTCAATGCGATGTTGCAAAAGCTTGCTGGCGCATCCGAAAAGGCCGATTCGCCTATGTCTTCTCTCGGCGTAAATGTGGCAGCCTTCAAAAAAGGCACGATTGGCTTGCCGGAAGTCATCGATCAGGTCACGCAAAAAACCAAAGGTATGTCTGACGCTCAAAAGGTTGCCGCAGTTAATGCTGCATTTGGTGAGCGTGGCGGACGTGCTATGCTTGCATTAATGAACCAAGGTAGCTCTGCACTGGTTGACTTGACTAATAAAACTGCTAGTGCTGCTGGCGCAACTAAAAAAGTATCTGATGCCATGGGTAATACCGCTGCTGCGAATTTTAACAAGCTCAAAAACTCGATTCAAGTCCTTGGCATCGAAATTGGCCAGAACTTACTACCTGCTTTGACACCGATGATTAAAACCGCAACGCAAATGGTGCAAGCGTTCGGAAAGCTAGACTCAGGTACTCAGCAGTCAATCGTTAAGTTTGCACTGTTTGCAGCAGTCATTGGTCCTATCAGTTCTTCTCTTGGCGGGATGCTCAACATCCTTAAAGGCGGTGCCACTGTATTTGCTTCTGTTACGGGAGGTATTGGACGAGCATCCGCAGCCGCAAAGCTCGGCGGAACTGCAATGGATGTGCTCAAGTCTGGCTTTAGTAAGACAGCCTTTGAAGCATTGAAGGTTGCACCAGCCGCAGCAGCGGCGGCAGAAGGCACTTCTGGAATGGGAGCAGCCATGGGCGGAGCCGCAGCGAGCGGAACAGGGTTGCTAGCAGCATTGGGGCCAATCGTCCCAGTTGTTTTAGGTGTGACAGCAGTCGTCGGTGCCGGTGTAGCCATCTGGGAATTGTGGGGCAAAAAGGCTCTTGAGTCTGCTGACAGAACTTCACGATGGGGTACTGATATTGGCGCCGATGCCGACCGATCTGCTTCCAAAATGAAAGATGCCTCTGGGGCAATTTCTGGTGCTTTTGATGATACAAACCACACAGTCACCCAGAATGCTAAGACGATCTCTAAAGGGTTCAATGATTTAACAAAGGCTGCAAAAGAAGCCGCTGATCAGTCTGAGACTGCAGCGAAGAAATTGGCTAAAAGCCTCGGTGGTGAAGCCGCAGAAAACATTGAAAAGCAGGCCGCTAAGGAAAAAGCCGCTAACGCTAAGCGAATCAAAGAGATGGAAAGCAACAACGAAAAGGCCCAAGCCATTACTGCATCGTTTAACAAGAGCGGAGCACAGATGACGGCTGACCAGTATCAACTGTTGGATAACTACCGTCGTAAAAATGCTGCACTGGCTGTCAAGACGCTACAGATTTCTGGATCGCAACAGAATAATGTACTCAAAGCTGTCCTTGGTGAGAGAACTCGAATGTCTAAGAGTGCTGCCCTAGAGCAGTATCAGGATATGTGGAACGCTGCTAACAAAGAAAACAGTGCATACAAGTCGCAACAAGCAAAAATTAATGAAGAATTCAAGAACGATGCGACCATGCGCCACACAGCACTAGAAGGCTTGGAAAAAGATCACCAGAGCAAAATGAAAGTCATCTATGCTGGTGCAATTCAAGCCATGAAAGCACAAGGAACGTCGCGCTCGGAAATGCTAGCGGAACTTCAAACTGACTTCCATCTGACAAGCTCACAAGCCGAGTCTGCCATGAATAGTTATGAAAAATCCATGGCAAAAGGGGTTAAGAGCAATCGAGATTTTGCGGCCGCGACTGAAGGATTTGGTAAAGCCGCTCAAGAAGCTGGTGATCATTGGAACAGTCTTGTTTTTGACCCTAAGACTGGAAAGGTGAAGACAAATCTTCCTGAGGTATTACAGGATACAGCCAGCACTAAAAAAGGCTGGCAACAGCTGAAATTCGATTTAAAGAATGCCAAGATCACTTCTAACGCCAAGCAAATGATTGTTGAAGCACTTGCTTCTTCTAAACAATGGCAGAAATTGAGCGTTCCCGAAAAGAATGCAATTATCCGTACTCAGGGACGCGAGCAACTTGCAGATATTATGGATAAGTTTGTTTCCTGGAATAGTCTGTCGCTTAAGGATCAGCAAGCAATTGTGAAGGGCGATTACACGCCTTTAGTAAATGCTTTAGTCAAGAGTGGAGACTGGAACAATCTCACCTTGAAACAGCAAGAAGCCATTGTTAAAGATAAAGCAACAGTGCCATTAGTATCTTCACTTCAGCAAACCGGCGAGTGGCAGAAGCTCGACTTAAAAGTTCAAGAAGCCATTGTCAATGCTAAAGGCAAGAAAGATCTTGAAGACATCATTTTTGACATGGGAGTTTGGAACAAGCTTCCAAATACGCAGAAATATGCAACCCTAGTTTCTTTTGGCAAGCAAGACATCGCTGATATTATTGATCAGCTAAATTTGTGGAATACACTTACACCAAAAGAAATCAAGGCTGTAGCAAAGGGCGATACCAGCTCTTTGATAGCTGCTATTGATAAAGCAAATGACTGGAATCGATTAACTCTTGGCCAGCTAGAAGCAATCGTTAAAGATAAGGCTTCTGCAGGCTTAGTCCAGGCCATGATCAAAGCCGGCGAGTGGAATGGCCTATCAATAGAAGAAAAAACTGCTATTATGCAGACCAAAGGCAAATCCGACTTAGCCGATATGGTTGTTAAATACGGTCTTTGGAACAGCCTTCCAAACTCTACCAAAAGTCTGTTGATGAACGATTCCGATGCTCGTACAAAATTGGAAAAAGCTGGAGTTGCAATTGATCAATATAATTTGTTTAAGAACCCCAACGAAAAAGGGCTAAAAGCAAATAATACTGATGTGCTTGGAAAAACAGAAGAAGCCAAAGGGAGCATTCAGAAATACAACGAAGTTCTACCGGGATTAAAACTGTTCCCTGCCGATGCAAGTAAGGTTAAACATGAATCATCTTCAGGCGGAACGAGTATTGCTAAGTATAACGAGGTATTGCCGGGATTAAAACTGTTTCCCGGCGATTCAAGCAGCGTGACAAATCATGCGGAAAAAGGAAAGGAAGAAATAGGCAGCTTCAACGCTACAAATCCTCTCATGCGTTTCTTCCAAGGAAATTCGGGAAGCGTTGATGGAGCATCTAAGTCAGGTAAAAGTAGCATAACATCGTTTAACAGCAAAGTACCGATTATGATGTTTTTCAATGGTAACGCAGATGGTGTTTCATCAGCGTCACAAATTGGTGTTAATGCGGTTGCTGCATTCGGTGGCAATGCTACCATCACAAAAACATTCAGGATTAGTGCAGATATTGATCCCGCTGTACAACGACTTTTGAACAGTGGCAAGTTTGCACGAGGCACTCAAAACTTTACCGGTGGATTAGCAACTATTAACGACGCATCTGGCACTCGTTATCAAGAGGTCGTCACACTACCAAATGGAGCAAAATTTGTGGCATATGGGCGAAATGTTACCTTACCACTTCCTCGACATACAAAAATTGAAACTGCCATGCAGTCCGCAAGAAACTACTCGATTCCACGTTTTGCTGGTGGCACCACAGACTTCGGAGGCGCTGCTAATAGAATAAACCAATTGAATCCGCAAACCTTTGTTACCAGCATTTATAGTGGTAGCAATAGTCGTGCTGAGGATTTGCTAGCAAGACTGATCGAATTAACAATTTATCAGATTAATCATACACAACGTACTGAAGGCAAAGTAGTGCTTGAAAATAACCGCGAAATCGGCAAATGGTTGTACCCAACAATTAATGAGCTGGATAAGCAAAACACAATCAGAGAAAGACATGGAAGGGGTGTTTATTAATTGGCGAACTTGATATTTGGAGGACATAAGATTGGTAGTTCCGTTCTGCAGTTTAGTGCTGCTAGGGGAATTACATCAGAGATTGAAAACACTTCCCAGTCTGTTGGAATTAGCGATGGTGAGATGCTTATCAATAGTCGTCTTAAGTCTAGAATCATTCCAGTAACTTATGATTTTGTGGCGCTATCTCGTCGTGAATTTGAACGGCAGTTAGCGCCACTACTTTATAGCACGGATGTTCAGAAGCTAATCATTGATGATCGCCCTGATGAATTTTGGTATGCAAAAGTTGACGGCAAGATCGACATGGACCGAGCTTATTTTCTTGGCACTGGTACTATTAATTTTCTGGTTCCCGATGGCATTGCGCACTCGGTAGCCACGAAGACGTTTGACAATATGCCTTACAAGGACGTGCCAGTAAATTTGTTGACAGATTCTGGCTTTGAATCAGGTCAAACTCCAGCAAGCTATGTTTGGGGTGACAGCAAAGACGCAGATAGAATTTTCCAAGTTGACGGACAAGTTCCTTCGTTCCCAACGCCTTTCGGTAATTATATGCTACGAATTGAAAATGACAGCACTGATTCTTCGTTTCTTCCAGATCAGTACGTACAATTTCAATTACCTGAATCAGTTTCCATTAAGAAAGGTGAAACATGGACATATAGCTACTACTACGCAACCGCTGGGTCAGCAGTTGGGCAAGCGTCTGACTATTTGCTGACAGCCGAACCAGATCCGCTTTTTGCATTGTCAATGGCTCATGACTCACGGGAAACTTCGGGGGATCAAACAACGTGGCATCGTTTTGTAAAAACGTGGACAGCGGACAGAGACGTCACTGTAACCGCTTTGCGCTTTGGCTTTATTAAAACATCAGCAAGTCCAGGATGGGTTTGTATTGATAATATTAAGCTAGGAAAAGAGCCAACCGCTTCTCCTTGGTCGCCTAACCCAACTGATCCTGAATACTATACCAACACCATTACGGTGCACAATGGCGGCACTTATCCTGTTGAGCCAGTTATTACGGCAACTATGCATGCGGATAACGGCATGGTTGGGATTGTTAATGATCGCCCGGGTATTCTTCAATTCGGTACGCAAGAAATTGATGGTTTCACCACCGAAGAAAGCGAAGTAGCGCTTGATTTGGCAGCCGTGCAAGGCTCACATATGGATAATCAAGCCGCCACAAACAATCCCTATTGGGGTGGTGATCCTAGTATGCCTAATGAACAGATTGGCAATGCGATTTGGACTCATGACGATTATGATGGCTGGAAGGTTGAGCCTAATTGGCCCAGCATTACTGGCGACCACAAGTATTGGAACGGTCCTTCAATCAAGCACAACCTTGCTCAGACACATAACGGTAACTTTAAGAGCAATCTCACATGGGACGTTATGACACGCTTCCAAACTGGTGTATCAAAGGTTGGTTCACTCGAAACAACTTTAGAAAGTGACGGCAAGCCAATCTTTCAGATGATACTGAAAGACAATAGTGCACTGTCTGACCAAATATGGTGGATGTGCTATTACAAAGATCAGCTGGTCGTCAATGAACAGTTGGATCGCAGCATTTTCACTAATGACAAGTTCATTCAGTTGGAATTACAGAAATTTGGTAATTCAGTTGTTTTCCGAGTGTCCCCATGGGTTGGCAATCAAGGACGAGAGACGACTATTACCCGCCAGTTTACCTTTGCGGATGCTGCTAGTGTCGAGACTAAGCAATTTTCCGCGTGGTTCATGCGTGACAAGACGTGGGGCGAATCGACCATGTATCTGATTGCGTCCACCGTCAAATGGCAGAACGTTAGCTGGTATACGAATATCAAGAATCGTTTCAGCGATGGCGATGTTCTCAAGATTGATGTGGCGAACGCTAAGACGTACTTGAACGGTTCTCTTGATCCAACCATGCACACGCTAGGTAATCAATGGGAGCAATTCAAACTGCCGCCCGGTGATACAAAGATTTATCTTTCACCTTCGAGCTGGGCACAACCATTTGCATGTGAAGTCGAGATAAGGGAGGCCTGGCTATAAATGGAGTATTACTTTGCAGATCGAAAATCAAACATTTTGGGTGTTGGGTCGACTGATGGCAAAGGCGAATGGCGAATTGACAACGATATAGAAACACAAAGTGTTGACAATCGTCCTGCGGTCGAGCTTTCTCTTGATATTCACTTCACGACTGATCAGGAACAAGCAGTCAATGAGATGGCTAAAGCAACCAACTTCATCATGTATCAAGATGAAGAAGGCAACGCTCACCAAATGGTGATTGAATCGGTTGACCATGATTCACTAGGCCACATTCACTCAATTGTTGCCAGCGATGCTGGTAATGATTTAATTAACGAAACCGTTGGCGCCTTCAAGGCCGACAAGCCATATACCATCGCTGACTACATCACAAGGTTTACAAATGATTCTGGCTGGGAGATTGGCATCAACGAATTTCCTGACAATGTTCGAACACTCGAGTGGACTAGTGAAGAATCATCGTTGGCTCGCATTATTGCCGTGGCAAAAGATTTTGATGCAGTGCTTAGTTTTGGCTTTGAGTTTGTTGGAACCAACTTGGTTAAGCGTGTCATTAACATTCGGCATGAAACGGCCGGTGACAGCTTGATTTCCTTTGAAATGAATAAGGACATCAACAATATCGTCACGCATCTCGATACCTATGACATGGAAACATCTATCAAGGCTTATGGAGCGGTGCCAGAAAGTACGAATGGATCAACTAATCAGGACCCAATCAACTTGATCGGCTACAAATGGACTGATCCAACAGGACAGTTTGTGCTTGATCAGTACGGGTTCTTGCACGATACCATTGCTGTGCAGAAATATTCACGTTTGTTAAGCAACAGCAACCCTAACCCAACACAGTCTGACTGGAATCGGGTTAAAACGTTTGACTCAAAATCGCAGGCGGAACTTTTGCAAGCGGCTTTGGCAGACTTGAAAAAGTATAACCACCCAAACGAAACGTACGATATTGATTTGGTTAATTCGCCATACGTACCGCTTAATCAAACCGTCCACATTGCCGATGAGAATCAACAGCTATTCCTGTCTGCCAAAGTGTTGAGCATTCAGCGCAGCCGTGCTAACCATTCTGTCAAGCTTACTTTGGGTGAGTTTGCTCATGAAACAGTCAGCTTTGACCAACGGCTCAGCGATCTTGCCAATAAGATGGCCAACATGCCCAAGACTATTCAGTTTTATCCTTGGCTTCGTTATGCCGATGATGACAAAGGCACTAACATGTCAGCGTTACCTGCTGGTAAGAAGTACATGGCAGTTGTTTATAGTAACAAGTCATCCGTTCCAAGTGACAATCCGGCTGATTACGCCGGCAAGTGGGCATTGATTCAGGGCAAAGATGGTGCTGATGGTGTTCCGGGTGCAAAGGGTGCAGATGGCCGTACAAGCTATTTTCACACTGCTTGGGCGAATGATGTAAGCGGTCAAAGCGGGTTCACGGTATCCGGAGGTGATGGCAAAAAGTACATTGGTACGTACAGCGATTTCACACAAGCTGACAGCACCAATCCGGCTGATTACAACTGGGCGCTTTTTAAAGGCGACAAAGGTGACGTGGGGCCAAAGGGCGATACTGGTCCTCAAGGCCCTCAAGGACCACAAGGACCACAGGGACCGCAAGGTGTTCCCGGAAGCAAGGATGTGCCATACACGTACATTCAGTTGGGAACGCCCACAAGCCCCAAGAAAGGCGACCTATGGTGGCATGGGACAACGCTGAACGATGCCACAGCATTACAGTATTACAATGGATCAGCTTGGATTGACCAAAGTATCCAGCAGGCAGTTCTCAGTATCAAAAAACTGCAATCGATTGAGGTTGACACATCAACAATCAATTCGCCTGACATTAATTCGCCCTTCAACCATGTTCAGATTGATGGCGCCAAGAGTTCTGGAAATCTTGAACTAAAAGATGCGAATCTAAGTATACTGGGCAACATCGAAGACAATAATGGTAATCCCAACGGTCAATACTACAAATCTATTTTTAGCCCCAATGGCATGTTCAACTACATCACCACTCCTGATCAAAAGGGAAACATGTCGTTAGCTGCACTCCAACGTGGTGCGCTTCAGTTACAAACGCTGATCAGTGACCCCAGTGCCGCTACAAAAAAATATATTCAATCTGAATTCACTTCGGCAGACAACGTGACATTTTTCCATGTTGATACAACCCCAGCAAGAAATATTGATATTGATTGGGCATATATTTACTACACAAGACGTGGCAATTTAGTGACCGTCAACTTTCAATTTCACACAATAGCTAATCAATACAATTATTTGAGGCTCGCAGATATTAGACCTGGTTACACACCTTATTTGAAAGACAAAGTTGTTGCAAGCTGTTCTAACTTTTCAAATCCAAGTAGTTCGTCAGCTATCTATTCAAGTACACCTAGTGGTGGGACTGTGGGATGGTATGGTGCTCTTACTCATGACTTTGGTAGTTGGGGAGGATCTGTTTCTTACCTAACCTTAGATGACTATCCAACGGGGGATACATTTTTTAACTAGGAGGCAATTATGAAATTAAAAGTGTGGACGGATAGCAATAATCGGCTGCTTCATTGGGCATATGCTGATGAAAACAGACCAGTAGGGCCAACCGATGAAGGATTCGAGGTTATTGAAGTTGACGATGCTGTTGGCTTGTATGAGAACCATGCCAGCGTTATTGACGGCCAAGTCGTTCCTGATACTGGCTATGATCCAGACACTGCCAGTCCTACACCTGAGCCATCTGAAGCTGACTTAGCAAATGCTGAAACTATGAAGACGGTTGCTAGTCTAACTGTGTCAAACGCAGCTTTGATAAAGCAGGTGGCAACATTGACCAAGGAGGCAAAATCGTGAACGCATATAAACCATTGATTATCAGTTACTATCAGCAAGGGATCTACAACAAGGATGACTTAGCCTTATTCGTGAGTGTCGGATGGATTAGCCAAGCAGAAGTAGATGAGCTTGTTAAGCAAGTCGCCAGCAAAAGCTAGCGGCTATTTTTGTGGAAGGAAGTGAGAAAGTGACATTTTTTGGATACACGATTGGTGACTGGGCAGAGGTTATATCAATCATCGGGGTGGGCGTGAGTGCTGGCAGCTGGCTGTTCAAAAAGATTGCCTTAGATCCATTGCGCTCTGATATTCAAGTGCTTTCAGAGACAATTAATCGCCAGCTCAAGCTGCACGAACAGTCGCTGGCAGACTTGGGACAACATCTGAGGACACACGATGACGAGCTTGGCAGTCACTCGGTTAGGATTACTCGATTGGAAGACCATGTAGGCATTAAAGGAGATAATGATGATGAATAACTGGACAGAACTTTTAGTATCACTTGCAGTAGCAGCAGTCCCAATCATTGGGGCTTGGATCTCAAAACAGTTGCTGGCTAACAAGCAAGCGGTCACTTTGGTAAAGGTATTAGGCCCATTGGCAAATGCTGCGGTAACAGCGGCAGAACAGCTTGGTGTGACACAGGCGATTGACGGTGCGGTTAAGAAATCGACTGCCATTCAGGCTGTGAAAGATGGTTTGAAGTCGCTTGGCTTCACCAGCACAGACGAGCAGACAATTGCCAATGCAGTTGAACAATCTTATGCGGATTTGAAAGACAGCCTGGCAGAAACCTATCCACAAAAAACAGCTGATCAGAAAGCATCTAATCAAGACAAAGTGGCTGCCGCAGCTCAGGCGGCCGCAGACGCAGTTAAGGCTCAGCTGGCGCCGGCTTCTGTTGCTCCACAACAATAAAAAGGGGAAATTCAATGAACGATTTAGATTTTAGAAACACGTGTCAGCGTTTAGTTGCTGATTATACAAATGATCACATGGATAAGACCGATGGAAACTCAATCACTCCGGATGATGTATATATCGTTTGGTCGTGCAAAGCGCTTCAGAACTCAAAGGCACTGGCTAGTACAAACGTCAGCGACGGCATGTACTACGAGATAACGTACAATGGTGATAAACACGAGTTGTACCTTGATGCTTACAAAAAATTTGAAAATCTTGCAATCCAAATTGATAAAGAATAAAGGAGGGCACCATGAAATTTAAAACTAAACTAATCACTTTGGTAGTCGCCTTCTTGGCGGCTATTTCTTTTGCCCTGCCATCGCAAGTGAACGCAGCTAAGGGTGATATCGGTGTTGATTGGGCTAAGTATCAAGGTGCGGCAGGAAAGTATGGCGCCAACAACAAGTTTGCTATTGCCCAAATCGGTGGCACTTATGGTGGCACATTAATTGATCAGTGGACTTACGGCGGTCAAGTACAGGCTGCCAAAACTAAAGGCCTTCGTGCTCACACCTATATCTGGTATGGGGTAGGTGGCAGTTCTGACATTGGTCGGCAAGCACTTGACTATTATCTGCCGCGTGTTCAGACTCCCAAAGGTTCAATTGTAGCGCTGGACTATGAGGATGGTGCCTCTGGTGACGTGCAGGCTAACACAGATGCCATCATTTATGGCATGGGACGAATCGCCGCTGCTGGTTATACGCCCATGTATTATAGTTACAAGCCATACACATTGGCTCATGTTGACTACAAGCGGATTATCGCGGCATTCCCTAACTCGTTGTGGATTGCTGCTTACCCTGATTATCAGGTGCGTTCGGTACCAGACTACAACTGGTTCCCAAGCATGGACGGAGTTGCTATTTGGCAGTTTACCTCCATGCATGTTTTAGGCGGCTTAGATGGTAACGTTGATTTGCTTGGTGTCACCGATAATGGATACTCGAAGCAGCCAGAAACTCCGTCAGTGCCTGTAACACCGGCACCAAGCCAGCCAGCAAAATCAAATGCAGCCAGTGATACTGACTATGCACAAACTGGTGTTTTCAAGCCGTCCGCGACTGTTAACATCCGCACTGGTGCCGGCACCGGCTATGCATCCGTTGGCAGCTATGTTCCGGGTGAGAGCCTTGTGTATGATCATGTGTATATTCGCGGTTCATACGTCTGGGCACGGTACCTCAGCTACTCCGGCAGGTATCATTATGTTGCGCTAGGCGTAAATGGTGGTGAGAGCTATGGTTCGCGTAGTTCAAATGCGCAAACCTATTCGCACACGTACTACACAGTCCGCTCTGGTGATAGCTTCTGGAGCATTGCCAGCAAGTATGGCATCAGCATGTACACGCTTGCGGCCAACAACGGCAAGTCAATCTACAGCGTCATTCATCCAGGCGAAAGCCTGTATATCCGGTAACAAAAAGTCCTCTGCTCGCTAATGCGGGTGGAGGGCTTTTTTTGTTGCTTTGAAGCACAGGCATAATGTTGTAAAATAAGATACGTAAGCAACTAAATATTTTAGTCAGCCTGTAATACCTTGTCGTTCTGCCTCCTTTGCTCAGGGAGGCTTATTTTTGTGAATAGAGTTGACAGAATCGCCACAAAAAAGCAAAAGGTTTACATACGCCGGCTTAGGTAACTTATTATGAGCAAATTGTTTGCATACCCAGTATGGCCGTGCAATACTGACGGTGAAGGAGCAAAACTCCAATAGCTAGGAGTAAAAAGCTCCTTAGGAGTTGGCAAGCTAAGCTGCTACCCACCCAAAAAATAATTCGCGCATACGAACTGTATACTATTAGGAATCTGCCTCCCCTCGGCGGGCCTTCCCGATTAAAACAATTCCTTGCCAACTCCGCCCCGTTACAACTGTGGACGGGGTTTTGCATTCATTTTGTTGATGTGCACACAATGTGCACAAAATGTTATTAAAGCCTATTAAATAGGAATCTAGTTTCGCACTTACTCTCCGTTTTATTGTCTCTAGTTGCTTTCCATAGCTTCCCAAAACGCTGATATGATAGTGTTTTGGGATTTTTATTTTCTTTTTGGGATGTTGTAAAAATTTTGAGACCAAATTGAGACCTACTGGACGAGACTAGATCTTTATTCTTAAAGCCTATGCTACAAAAGTAAAAGTGACGCTAATTTTTATTTGTAATAAATGCTTAAAGTGCTTGCCATTCTTGGCTGTCTCCGGTAGTCTTGTACAAGTAGTAATTGTCATGGAGGATTAGCTCAGTTGGGAGAGCGTCTGCCTTACAAGCAGAGGGTCACAGGTTCGAGCCCTGTATCCTCCATCAGTTTACGTCCGCTGTCATTGCGGGCGTTTTTTTGAATTGTTAAGCTAATTCAACGTCTAAACTTTGATTGTGACATCGTGAAAGTTAAAAAAAAGCCTCCCTAAACTGTTGAATTAAGGGAGGAGATTTAGTGTTGACGGTGATATTTATGCTAACCATGCATGCGTGCTAAGTAGAGTAGAAGGGTCATGATTAATGGGCTGAATTGATAAATGTAACGAGGCAATTTAAAGGGACGACGACTGTTAATGACGGTGACAATGATGAACATGCCGCCAATGGCAATGAAGTTTATTCGTTGCTGTACATAGCCAAGGATAGCAACGACCAGTAGAAGAATCAGATCGGTCCACTTAGGAAAACGGTTGGCCCAAAGCCCGATCAGCGCAGGTAAATAGAGAAGCGCTAGGTCTAGCAGCATGGTGCGATTGAAGAAATGCAGGCTGGCATAGATTAGCGTAATTTGAAGTAGCAGGGCCTGACCAAAAACGACAGTGTCAACCCAGAGCGCAGGCATTTTTTGCGTCTGTAAAAGAAACGCAATGACGATTTGAACAATAATGAGTGGCAGTAGCAGCCATTGATTGATTGTGCCGATGATACCGCTAACGCCTGCTATGAGCAGTAGGAGCATAAGCTTGTTTGAACTGACGAGTGTTGTTCCAGCAAGACATGTTGTCATAAACAGTAATGCGACAAGTTGAAAAGTCCAGTTGACTTGCAGCGCCATAGCAATTAAAAATGGGTAAGCAAGTGCCTGGCCTAAAAATGCGATTGCGTAGGCGCTTTGATCGATTTTTTTCAAGATGGATGTCCTTTCTATATAGCCTCATTTTACAAAACCACGTTGCCAGAGACAAAGATTTTCGGAATTTTTATATTTTTTATGTTATGCTACTAGAGTTGCAATACATTCCCGATGGGGTTCGTTAGCGATTAACGAACATGCCTTGTAACCGAAAATCATGAGGGGGAAACAAACGATGCAAGAACGCCATTTATTTACTTCTGAGTCTGTATCAGAAGGACATCCGGATAAAATTGCTGATCAAATCAGTGATGCCATTCTGGATGCAATGCTCGAAAAAGATCCGAATTCTCGAGTTGCGTGTGAAACAACTGTGACGACGGGATTGGTGTTGGTGGTCGGCGAGATTTCGACCAATGCTTATGTTGACATTCAGTCCGTTGTTCGTGGCACGATTAAGAAAATTGGTTATACAAAAGAGTCTGGGTTTGATCCGGATAGTGTCGGTGTTTTGGTTGCACTTGATGAACAGAGCCCGGATATCGCTCAAGGTGTGGATGAAAGTCTTGAGGCCCGCGATTCCGATACCGATCCGTTAGATAAAATCGGTGCCGGTGATCAAGGGATGATGTTTGGGTTTGCCATTGACGAAACCGACACCTATATGCCATTACCGATTTCGTTGGCTCATGCCTTGATGCGTCAAACGGATAAATTGCGGCACGCTGGCGAAATCAGTTATCTGCGCCCAGACGCAAAGGCCCAAGTAACAGTAGAGTATGATGATAATGAGCAGCCTGTTCGGGTTGATACAGTAGTTCTTTCTGTTCAGCATGATCCTGACGTCACACTGGAAGAAATTCGGCGTGACGTGGAGGCTAAAATCATTCGGAAGATCATTCCGGCTGACATGATGGATGATGACACGAAAATTTATGTTAACCCGACCGGTCGCTTTGTCTTAGGTGGTCCGCAAGCCGATTCCGGATTGACGGGTCGTAAGATTATTGTTGATACTTACGGTGGGTTTGCCCGGCATGGCGGTGGGGCCTTTTCCGGTAAGGATGCGACGAAGGTTGACCGCTCTGCTAGTTATGCAGCGCGTTATATTGCTAAAAATATTGTTGCAGCCGGCTTGGCCAAACGCGTGGAAGTGCAACTGGCTTATGCGATTGGCGTTGCTAAACCGGTGTCGGTATCTGTTAACACATTTGGCACCAACGTTATTTCTGAACAAGTAATTGAACAGGCTATTCGCGAGAACTTTGATTTGCGACCAGCTGGTATTATTAAAATGTTAGATCTTAAGCGGCCGATTTATGAACAAACAGCGGCTTATGGTCATTTTGGACGTACAGATGTTGATCTTCCTTGGGAGCACTTAGATAAGGTGCAAGCACTTCTCAAGTATCGAGATTAGCGAGAAAAGAGGCGGCCTTGGACGGGCGTATTCCCATCCGGGTCGTTTTTTTATGCTTTGGTGGTGTGAGATTAGCACTGGCATCGCGCCGGCTCGCGCTCACCATAACGCGTTTCCCGACGCAGAAGTCTGCGT